GTTAATGTAGTGCCCACCGTTTTGCACTACGAGCTGACGCCGCTGCAGAAGCGCATCGTTTATCGAGTACTGGCCTTGATTCCCTCTACCACCGCGCGCTATCGCGGTCCCGCCACGGTCGATTTGAGATACCTCGACTACAGCACGCTCTATGAGCTTAAGTTGCCCTCGCTTAAGCACATTCAATACCAGCTTTGGAAAAAGGATCGTAAGCTGCGTGGGATATCCCGCCAGACGATAGCCAATGCGCTCAGCGTGTGCGGCATGCGGCGGCCACGGTCTGGCCGGTTGGCAGCCTGACGTCAGCCGGGCCGCGCTCCCTTTTTGCCACATTTCGATTGGCGAACGACTTGTTGCATCTGCCAAAACTCGGTGTAGTTAGATTGGCTCCTTTTCTATGGAGCCGCCAATGTCTACTGACCAGCTCCGGCTCGTTTCGCTAAGCAAGCTGAAGCCCCATCCTCGTAACACCCACGCTCATTCCAAGAAGCAGATCCGGCAGATCGCTGACAGCATCGGTTGCGTCGGCTTTACCAATCCGATCCTCGTCGATGAGGCCTACACGGTCCTTGCCGGGCACGGCCGGCTGGCCGCTGCCAGACTGATCGGCCTGCGGAAAGTGCCGATTCTCATAATTTCGGGGCTCAATGAGGCGCAAAAGCGGGCCTATCTGCTGGCGGATAACAAGCTTGCCGAAAAGGCGGGTTGGTATAAGCGCATGCTTGCGGTGGAGCTTAGTGAGCTAGCTCCGCTCCTCGCCGAAGCTGGACTTGACATTTCCCTGACCGGTTTTGAGCCCGCCGAGATTGACAATCTCATGGGAGACCTTGTCGACCCGGAGATTGATCCGGCTGACGATCAGCCTCAGGTCGCAAGCCAGTCAGTGAGTTCTGGTGGCGACTTGTGGCTGCTCGGCCCCCATCGCATCCTGTGCGGCGACGCCAGACAGGCCGCGCATTTCCGGAAGCTCATGGGCGCCGAGCGAGCGGCGATGGTGTTCGCCGATCCTCCTTACAACGTGTGCATCAGGTCGATTCAGGGCCGTGGGAAGGTCAAGCACGGCGAGTTCGTCATGGCCTCCGGCGAGATGTCGCGGGCACAGTTTACGACCTTCCTGACTGACACGCTGACACAGGCGGCCACGTATTCCGCCGATGGCGCGATCCACTTCATTTGCATGGACTGGCGCCACATCGAGGAGATGATCGACGCCAGCAAGTCAGCCTACTCCGAGTTGAAAAACCTCGTTGTCTGGAACAAGAGCAATGCCGGTCAAGGAAGCTTCTACCGGTCGCAGCACGAGTTGATCTTCGTCTTTAAGAACGGCGATAGCCCGCACACGAACAACGTCGAGCTGGGGCAGCACGGCCGCAACCGGTCGAATGTCTGGACCTATGCTGGGGTAAATTCCTTCCGCGCCGGCCGGATGGATGAGCTTTCGGTTCATCCGACGGTCAAGCCGGTCGCCCTCGTTGCCGATGCGATGCGCGATTGCTCGCGGCGCGGCGACATCGTGCTCGATCCTTTCTTAGGATCGGGCACCACGATCCTTGCCGCCGAGCGGGTCGGACGGCGTGCCTATGGGCTTGAGCTCGATCCGCTTTACGTCGACGCCGCCATCCGCCGCTGGCAGGCCTTCACAAGGCGCGACACTCTGCTTGAGAGCACCGGCCAGACCTTCGACGAGCTCGCGAGGAACGGGCGCCGACCAGACGCTCCTGCAAAACCGCGGAGGCGCAAGTGAGCAAGTCGAAGCCGCGACGAAAATCCGAGCGTACCAATGGGCGATCTGGCAGCAATTATAAGGTCGGGTACGGTCAACCGCCGAAGCAGCATCAATTCAAACCCGGCCAAAGCGGCAACCCAAAAGGCCGGCCGAAGGGCGCGAAAAACGAGGCCACTATCCTGCACAACATCTTCAACCGACTGATCGAGATGCGCGAAGGCGGCAGAGTGCGCAAGGTCAGCGTGTTGGAAGGGATGCTCCTGCGATTCGCGGAAGATGCGCTCAAGGGCAACCCGAAGTCGGCCGCCTTCCTGCTCAACCGCTACCGCCTTACTGAGGGCCCTTCTCCCGCAACCGAGGATCTTGATGAGGATGATCGCGCGATCTTCGACGCCCTTATGCAAGAGGTGGAAACGAGGCTCGAAAAGAAGAAGGGGAAGACCTGATGACCAAGCAGGACCGGGTTCTGCTAAATCTCGCCTTGCGTCACCGCTTTGATCTGTTCCTGAGGCGCGGTTTCCTGACCCTCAATCCTGGCAGAGCATTCCTGCCGAATTGGCATCTCCTGGCCATCGCCTATCAGCTCGAGCGCATTCGCCGCGGTGAGATCACCCGGCTGATCATCAATCTGCCGCCGCGTTCGCTTAAGTCCCTGATGGCCTCGGTGGCATTTCCGGCCTTTGTCTTGGGTCACGAGCCCTACAAGCGCATCTTTACCATTAGCTATGGTGACGACCTCGCCAACAAGCATTCGAGTGATTTCCGCTCGATCGTCGAGTCCGAGTGGTACGGCAATGCCTTTCCCAGGATGCGCATCGCCCGCAGCCTTGAGGATCAGGTCATCACCACGGCCCGAGGATTCCGCAAGGCAACCACCGTCATGGGTGCGCTCACCGGGCTCGGTGGCGACCTCTTCATTCTCGACGATCCACAAAAGGCCGTAGATGCCCTCTCGGAAAGCCGGCGCAATAGCCTCAACAACTGGTTCTGCAACACGCTCGTGTCTCGGCTCGACAACAAGCAGACCGGCGCGATCATCGTGGTGATGCAGCGCGTGCATATGAACGATCTGTGTGGGTTCTTGAGCGAGGCCTCGGATGAGTGGACGGTGTTGAGCCTTCCGGCAATCGCCGAGATCGACGAGCGAATTCCAATCGATGACGACGAGTTCTATCGCCGATCAGCCGACGAGGTACTGCACCCAGCCCACGAGTCGAGCGAGACACTGGCCAAGCTGCGACACACCCTGGGATCCGACGTTTTCGGCGCGCAATATCAACAATCTCCCGTGCCCGCGGGCGGGGCCATGATCAAGCGCGAATGGCTTCGCTATTACGAGCACCATGAGCTTCCCGAACGCTCTTATCGAGCGACAGTGATTCAGAGCTGGGATACCGCCGCAAAAGACGGCGCCCAAAATGACTGGTCGGTCTGCACTACTTGGCTCATCGTCAATGAGCTCTACTATCTGCTCGACCTCACCAAGGGCCGATTCGAATATCCTCGCTTGCGGGATGCGGCCATTGCCCTAGCGCAACGCTTCAAGCCGGATAAGGTGCTGATCGAGGACGCCTGTACTGGCACGGCTCTGGCGCCGGATCTCCGACCGCATCTGCGTTCGTCTGTGAAGCTCGTGCCGATCGATCGCGACAAGACGGGAAGGCTCTACATCCAACAGGCTAAGTTCGAGGCTGGGCGTGTGCTCTTTCCGAGGGGCGCAGCGTTTTTGCCAGAATTGGAAGCCGAACTGCTGAGCTTCCCTCAGAGCAAACACGATGATCAGGTCGACAGCATCAGCCAAGCGCTCAATCACAATCCCTACGACTATGCGACCGCGATGATGGCGGCAGTGAGAGGCTGACCATTTCCGGACGAATCCGGAGCGGGGCAGAATTTACGCCCTCAAATTCGACTGGACTTCTCCGCTGAACAGAGCGTGCATGCTGGTCATGACGTGACGGCAACGCCTCCGTCATTGTTCTAGCCTGGCCTTTGCGCCGGGCTGTGGGCGGTGGAAGCGCCGGCATCGGGCCGGCACCACGGATGGAGGCAGTCATGCCCAAAGCCAAACCCGCAGCCAAACTCGACGACGCGCAGCTTCTCGCCCAAGGCATCAACGAAACTGAGAAGACCGGACCCTCGCAGGCTGCGGCGAGCACGCCACGTCTACGCAAGAGCGCGGCCCCAACGCCGCGCGGCAAAGCTCGAAAGGCTCTTCCCAAACCCAAGGGGCGCGCAGCATCGTCGCAGAGCAAGAAGGATCTCGTGCTCCAGATGCTTCGGCGGCAATCCGGCGTCACCATCGCGGACATCATCGCCAAGACCGGCTGGCAGCCGCATTCGGTGCGTGGCTTCTTCAGCGGCCTCGTCAAGAAGAAGCTCAAGCTTCCGCTCACCTCCGAGGTCAGCAAGAACGGCGTCCGCCGTTACCACATCGCAGCACTCGCGTCGGCCAAGGCGTAAGCCATGACGCGGCCATTGTCGCCCCGCCCGCGCCGCCTGAGGCGGCGCGGGCAATCCCCTGCTCTATCAGAGCAAGACTTGAGAGCCTCTGTTACCGCACGGGTCCAGGCCCTGCCCGATTGCTCTCGTGGCGAGCTGGAAGAGCAATGGCGTGCTCTATGGGGCACAGAGCCCCCACGCCATGGCAGCAGCGAGTTCCTCACCCGGGCCGTCGCTTATGCGATCCAGGCGCAAGCGTTCGGCGGCCTCGACGCCCAGACGCTGCGGCTCCTGCGAAAAGCCAACCACGCAAACGGTGCCCGACCGAAGCCCCAGAGAAGTCGGCTCAGCAAGGGATCGAAGCTCTTCCGGGAGTGGCACGGCGAAACCCATGAAGTGCTCGTGCTCGAAAAGGGCTTTGCTTGGGGCGGCGAAACCTACCCAAGTTTAAGCGCGATCGCCCGCGCCATCACCGGGGCGCATTGGAACGGCTGGGCGTTCTTCGGTCTCAAGCCTCGCACAAAGGGTGCGCCGGCCAATGACTGACAAGCGGGGCGACAGATCCACGCGCCTGCGCTGCGGTATCTATACCCGCAAATCCTCAGACGAAGGCCTCGAGCAGGAGTTCAATTCGCTCCATGCCCAGCGCGAGGCTTGCGAGGCATTCATTGCTAGCCAGCGCCATGAAGGCTGGCGTGCGCTTTCCACGCATTACGACGACGGCGGGTATTCCGGCGGAACGATGGACCGCCCTGCCCTGCAGCGGCTGCTTTCCGATATCGGCGCCGGCAAGGTCGACGTGGTGGTGGTCTACAAGATCGACCGTCTGACGCGCTCACTGTTTGATTTTGCCAAGATCGTGGAAGCCTTCGACGCCAAAGGCGTCTCCTTCGTGTCGGTAACCCAGCAGTTCAATACCACGACCTCCATGGGGCGGCTCACCTTGAATGTGCTGCTCTCCTTCGCCCAGTTCGAGCGAGAAATCATCGCCGAGCGAGTCCGCGACAAGATCGCCGCCTCAAAGCAAAAGGGCATGTGGATGGGCGGTGCCGTGCCGCTCGGCTATGACGCCGTCAATCGCAAGCTCCGTGTCAATCCCGAAGAAGCCAAAGCGGTCCGGTTGTTATTTGAACTGTACCTCAAGCTCGGCAGCGTCCGGCAATTGCAGGGGGAGTGTCAGCGATTGGGGCTTAAAACCAAGCTGCGCACCATGCTCGACGGAAGAATGTCTGGGGGAACAGCGTTCAGCCGCGGACATCTCTATAGCCTGCTTTCAAATCCGATCTATATCGGCCGCATTCCACATAAGGGTCGTAGCTACAAAGGAGAACATGAGGCGCTCATTGAGGTCGAGACCTGGGAAAAGGTCCAAGCTCAGCTGGCAATGAATGCTGGCCGCAAGCGGGGTCGAACTAGCTCCAAGCACGCGAGCCTGCTTGCAGGGTTGTTGTTCACGGCCGAGGGTGTCCCCTTCACGCCCTCCCATTCGGTCAACCACGGTCGACGGTATCGCTACTATATCGAGCGCTCACTGTTGACACCTGAGGTCGCCAAGAGAAAATCAACCACGCATCCCACTGATGGCAACGGCTTGCAGTCTAAAGGCTGGCGATTACCAGCACACCAGATCGAACAACTCGTCTCGAACCAGTTGACCAGGTTCCTCAGAGATCGCGGAGCGCTCCTTGATGCTCTCCAATTCAAGAAGTCGCCGGATCTAATTTCTGCCGTGCTCGCCCGCGCGTCCAAGCTGGCCGATGGGTGCGGGTCGGGGGCGTTAGCCAGCAATATGGAGGTCGTCCCTGTGCTCGTGCGGCGTGTCACGATTGCTCAAGAACAAGTAACGATTGAAATCAACCGAAAGGCTTTGGACGAACGTCTTCTGGATCGAGAGGCGCCGTCTCAATCGAAAGGGAAGGATCGTCGACCGATCCAGATCGAGGTGCCGGTTAGGTTTCGGCGGCGGGGCGTCGAAGCGAAACTTATTGTTCCAGATCAACGGAAAGCCACGTCAGAGTCTGATGCCAATCTCGTCAAAGCACTCGCGCGCGCTCACGATTGGTTCGGCAGGATCCTCCGCGGTGAGGCAAGTGGAGTTGGCGAGATCGCATGCGCCGAGAGTCTTGATCGGACCTATGTTACCCGCGTGATCTGCTTGGCGTTTCTCTCGCCCGAAATCACAAACGCTGTTCTGACGGGGCGGCAACCGACTACGCTAACGGTAAAGTGGCTCATCAGCTCAGCTCTGGCCCAGCCTCTACTCTGGCCAGATCAAGTGGACCATACTGGTCCGAAATCCGATCAAAAACGGACATACCTTGCCCCGACCTAAAATGTCTCCTTTGTGCCATAAGCGGAAATTACCTCGCGCGCCAAGAGCGTCAATATCTCGTGTGCTTACTGACGCCCGAGAGATGCT